TTTGTGCGTGTTACTAGAGATAGAAACGTATTTGAATTACTGCTTAAAGAAACAATTAATGGAATATATTTCTGCAAAATTCCTGTGGTGCAAAAGGAAAATGTTTGTATTATAGACAACACAACAACTTTCAATGATTTAATTTTTGATCCTGCAAGTGGTTATAAGCAAGATAGAATAAAAGTATTAGGATACTTGACTGAGTGGGACGGAAGCGGAGTATCTCCAGGCTTTATATTTGACGAAGCCAAAATACAAGAATGGGCACCATTCACAAAATATGCAATGAGTGATGTAGTAAAACACAAACAGTTTTATTATACTGCAAATAAAAAATTAAAAGCAACAGAAAAATTTAATGAAGAAGAATGGCGTAGATTAGACAGTCGTCCTGAACCTTCTTTGTATGCAAACTTTGATTACAAAGCAAATCAATTTGCTGATTTTTATGATTTAGATACAGACAACTTTGATACTGATCAACAGCGAATGGCCCAACACTTAATTGGCTATCAACCAAGAGAGTACTTAAGAAACATTATAAATGATGATGTTGCTCAATACAAATTTTATCAAGGATACATTAGGGAAAAAGGAACGTCAAATGCATTGAGTAAATTGTTTGATGCTCTTGCAAGTGCAGACAAAGAAAGTGTTGATTTCTATGAGGAGTGGGGCATACGTAAAGGACAATATGGTGCGTCGGATACTTTCGATGAAGTAGAATATGTGCTAGATGAATCTAAATTGAGATTGAATCCTCAACCAGTTGAATTAACAGATTTAGGCACAGGAGCAGAAACAGATTTAGTATATAGAATACAATCAGGTGAAGTTTATTTAAAACCTGAAAATTATAACCACAATCCGTTTCCTATAAAATATGACAAAAATACGTACGTCAAAACTGCAGGCCCGGTTAATCCAATTGATATATCTGTAACAGTTGGCAGTTATGATGATTTGTTAACAAGCACATCTTTGACAACATTAAAAGACGGACAATATGTTTGGGTAGGAAACTACAACAATTCTTGGAATGTGTTTAGATATTCTAACACTAATCAAACAATTACAAGTGTCGTTGCAGGTTCAAATGGAATCACAGTTACAACTCTAAACAATGCTGAAATGACAGTTGGAGAAATTTTTATTGTAAATGCAAATGGTTCTGACTATGTGTTGAAATGTAAATCAGTATCTTTGAATTCAATTGTGTGTGAACCTAAAACAGGATTCCAATCTATCACAACAGCAGTTGGATTTGTTAGACGACTTGTAACAAGTCGTGTGTCTGATATTGCAGAAATCAATCAAAGAATTGTTGATCAAGGATTAAAAGATGACGAAAAATTCTGGGTAGATCAAAGTAATGATGGTAAATGGAAAATTGTAAACAATAGATTTGTTTTCAAACAGCATGACACAGTAAGTTCAACAACGGATTCAGGTGATGTAAGTTTTGGACAGGTATTATCAGCAAACCAAAATAACACGATACTATTAGTAGGACAACCAGATGAAAGTGATGGGCAGATTTATGTGTTCAGTAGAGGGACTGAAAGTGCTACATTAAAACTTATTCAAGTAATTCAATCACCAACTGTAGATCCTATCTATCAGCAAGTTGATTTATTTGGTTCTAACAGTAAATTTGGTAAAGCAATGGAAATTTCACCAGAGGGTGATTACATTTTAGTTGGTGCTCCAGATGCCAGCAATCTAAAAACAGAATACAAAGGTCAATATGTTGATACACAAAATTATGCAACAGGAAATATTGTTCAGTACAAAAAACAATTATGGAGAGCAACTAATCAAATTATTGGCGCAGATCCTTCTGTAGACTTCACAACTTTTGATGCCGCAGGTTTATACAACGAAGCAACAAATTCAGCAATCACAAATCTTTTAATAGGTGATTATATTCACCCAGGCTCAACAACAAATCACCTTTTAGTTAGAGCAAGTGCTGATCAATACAACGGTACAAAAATTGGTGACAAATTGTACATGGATTATTTAAGTTTCACATCTGATTACAATCAAGACAGAAACAATTACACGAAAGATCCAAAAGGACCATTCGGACAGAACATTAGTCAATCAACACTTAAAAATGAACTGTTCCTATCTAATGCTGTACCAATAGTAGAAAAAATTGATGAAATATTAAAAGTTGATTTAACATTAAAAGACCCTGTTGTTGGTAATGTGTTGACAACAGATACAGCACAAGGAACAGTAGTGTATGTAAACAAAGTTGGAACAAAAACACTAATCTATTTGAAAGATGTGCAAGGAATATTTTCTACTTCAGATTCAATAAACTTTGGCAATTTAGAAATAGGAGCATATGACAGAGTTATTACAGAAGATTACAATCAACTAGGTGGTTGGTGGAGAGTAGATTTTCCAACAGCAGTATCTACAGACTTAGGTGCAGATACATCCAATCACCTAGTGATATATGATATTATAAGACAAAATATAACAAGAACAGTTCAACATTTTAACAACTCATTGACGTATCCATGGACACCTATTACTCCACAACAAGGTCCAAGTTACACTGCAGAATTTGGAATGATATCTTATGCTCAGAGTTATTACATTGATCAAAGCACAAACAGTTGGCAGGCAAACGGTTCGCCAGTGAGTGTGTTAAGCAACAAGTATTTTATTAGAGCAGACGTTCCAACAAGTTATCATGCAATGGGCAAACAGGCAGGTGATCAAATTAATGTTTGGTTCAACACTGTATCGAACAATAGATACACTTTCCCAGGATTGAATATTTCCAATGCTGACACAAATGGATTAAAAACAATCAATGATGTTTGGGAAGGATATGTTGATGTTGACTCTCAACCAGACAACAACGCAAACTTCTATGTGCCAACAGTTGGTGACGTTGTAAGATGCGATACAACTTACACAAACACAGCAGGATTTGGTGGAGAAGGTACCGTAGCGGCAATTCAATACACAGGATTGCAAAAATATAGATTATGGATTAAAAATTTATCAGGTAATGGTGTTCCATTTGTGCAAGGTTCCAATGCAGGGTTCAACGGAACAATCACTGTTGTAGGTACACCAAACAGATTGTTAGGTAACATTGAACAAACAGCATTTACTGACAGTAATCAGCCTCCAGGAACACTTGGTAATTTACTAGTGTTTGAACACACAGCACCAATCAACTTCTCGGGCACAATTACAGAATACTTTGGAAGAGATATTGAATACTGGACTTGGGACGAACAAACATTAAACGGCATCAATGTTAATGCAAACATACCAAGTAGCACAAACAAAGATTGGATACAAGTTTACAATATTCCAGTAGGTGAAGGAGTGCAAAGTGCTTTCACTAACCAAGGTTGTTTCCTTGTGTACAAAAAAGAAACTTCTGGACAATTTAGTTTTGCCGGAGGTTACAGCATACCTGATGCCGCAACTGGATTAAGATTTGGTTCACGTATTAAAATAAGAACTGTGGGCAATGAAACTGTTGCTTATGTAGGAGCAGAAGGTGACAACACCACAAATTTACCTGGTAAAATTTATTTCATAGAAAACAGTGCTACAAAAAATTGGTGGTTAGGTATTGATCCTCAATACAGAGGACCTTTTGAAAATACAGTGGCATACCAAACAGGTGAATTGGTTGTTTACAACAGTCAATTATACAAAGCAACAACAAATATGATTGCTGGTGTGTTCAATACAGCAAATTGGCAACTACAAAATACTCACACAGATTTCTTAGGCTATGTTCCAAATGATTCAGGAATTGAATTAGAAAACGACAGTACTCTAGATCAAAACAACATGGTTCAGTTTGGAAATAGATTTGACATTGACACAAATGGAAACAATATAATTGCAAATGTATTGTATTCAAATGACAGTCAAAAAATAATAGTTTACAGATTACATGACAATCATTACACATACAAACAAACAATAACTGCACCAGATGATTCAGGACCTACAATTAATTTTGGTGCTGATATCAGTATCAGTGGCGATGGTGAATTAATTGCTATTGGATCTCCTCTAAAAGACTTCACTGATATAGATATGGGTGCTGTTTATGTTTACAAAAAAGCAACAAATGATTCAGGTTTGTATTCACTAACACAAACTTTAACAAGTCCTGCTAAAGAAGTAAGTGAAAACTTTGGATATGCTTTATCTTTCAGTGGAGACATACTTGCTGTAACAAGTTTAAAAGGTGACATGACAATTGACACAACTTTTGATGGTGGCACAACAAGTTTCGATAATGAAATGACGTCATTTACAAAAATTGTACAAGACACAGGTACAATTCACATTTATGAAAAATTTGATAACACATTATTATATTCAGAAAAATTCACTTATGCAGATACAAGCATACAGCAGTTTGGTTCTAATTTATTAGTAAATGTAAATCACGTTTATGTTGGAATGCCTAATCTACAATTAACAAATGAAGAAATAGGAACAACTATTGATTTCCGTAGATCTCAAGATGCTAACAACTGGACTAGTGTACATGAAACTATTGGCGGTATTGAACAACCTGATCTTACAAAAATTAAAAGTGTATTCTTATACAACAAAAAAACAAAAAAAGTTTTAGCAAATCTAGATTATATTGATCCTATTTTCGGAAAAATTCCTGGACCAGCAGAAGAAGAAATTTTCTACAAAACAAAATATGATCCAGCATACTACAATCAATCAGGATCTACAAAGCAAGATGATTTAAATCATTGGGATAACAGTCAAGTAGGAAGATTATGGTGGGATATAAGCAAAGCACAATATTATTATCCGTATCAAAGTAATATAATTTTTAATAATGCTTATTGGAATAAATTGTTTCCAGGAGCAACAATTGACATACATGAATGGACACAGTCAAAATACACACCTACTCAATGGAATACTTTAAGTGCAAGTACAGAGGGATTATCTTTAGGTATTACAGGTACAGTGTCAAACACAAATAACTTTGTATTGAAAAAACAATATGACAAAGTTGCAGGTGTGTTTACAAATGTTTACTTTTATTGGGTAAAAGATAAAACATCTGTTCCGCAAATTGAAGGTAGAATTTTATCTGCAAATGGCGTAGCAAAATTAATTAAAGATCCAAGATCTCAAGGTTACAAATATGTAACAATATTTGGTTCAAATAAATTTGCAATAGTAAACTGTGGCGGATTAATAAGTGATAAAGATGCTGTAATAAACTTTAGATTGTTTAATACAACTACAAATAATGATATACATGAAGAGTATGCCATAGTAACTGAAAATTTAGCGTCAAGCAAAATTCCAACAGACATTGAAACTGTTTGGTTTAATAGTTTAATTGGTTACGATGAATTAGAGAATCAAGTTCCAAATCCTGAAATAAGTGAAAAATTAAAATATGGTACATTGATGCAACCAAGACAAAGTTGGTTTAAAAACAAACAAGAGGCTTTAAAACAAGCAATTGAAAGAATCAATAGTACATTAATTTCTAATTTAATTGTAGATGAAGTAGACTTATCTAGTTTAATTAAATCTGATCCAGCACCTTTAACTGCAACAGGCTTATATGATGTAACAGTTGACACTGAAAAAGATTTACAATTTGTTGGTGTTGGCACAGTAAAAACAGCAACGCTGGTTCCAACAATTGAAGACGGAAAAATTAAATCTGTATTTGTTTCGGACGCAGGTAAAGGATATAAATTTAAACCAACAGTAACAATTAACACCACAACAGGATCAGGTGCAGTAATAGAATTATCAATTGATGTAAATGGGTCAGTGTCAAATGCTGTGGTACGTGAACAAGGTAGCAATTACAAGTCCATCGACACAATTACAGTGCGTGACTTTAGTGCTTTAGTAAATGCTGACAGTACGGTGACAGGCAAATGGGCAATCTACTCTTACACAACAGAAGGTTGGACACGTACTAGAATACAAAGTTACAATGTTGGATTATATTGGAATTATGCTGATTGGTATGATACAGGATACAGTGAACTAACTGCCATAGATAAAAAAGTTTCACAAACTTACGAACTAGATGCAGTAGAATGCAATATTGGTGACATAGTAAAAATTGAAACTGTGGGCACAGGTGGTTGGTTACTATTAGAAAAAACAGATAATAAAGAAGATGTTGACTATACAGTAAATTATAAAACTGTTGGAAGACAAAATGGAACAATTCAATTTAACACAAAATTATATGATTATGCTAATCAAAATATAGGTTTTGATTCGAACAGTTTTGATGTTCAACTGTATGACAGACAGCCTATTGAAGAAACAAGAATTATTTTACAAACTGTAAGAGATAGCATATTTGTTGAAGAATTAAAATTAGAATACAACAAATTATTCTTTGCAAGTATTAGATATGCATTATCAGAAGATACTTTAAATGATTGGGTATTCAAAACAAGTTTTGTTACAGCACAACACAACGTAGGTGATCTAAAACAAAAAGTTACATTTAAAAACGATAATCTATCTAACTATGAAGATTATATTAAAGAAATTAAACCATACAAATCTAAAATTAGAGAATATGTAAGTTCTTATGATAAAATTGAACCTACTAATACTTCTTTAACTGATTTTGATTTACCGCCAAGATACATTAATGGTGTAATTACGCCTTCAAATATTAGAGTTGAAAATAATGCTTTAGTAAATGCAGACAATATAAACACTTATCCAAACAAACATTGGAAAGACAATGTAGGCTTTGCAGTCAAGTCTATTAACATAAAAGAAGGTGGCACTCTGTACAAAAATGCACCTACAATAGAAATAGTTGGAGGTGGCGGATCTGGAGCCACAGCAACAGCATATATTAAAAATGGAAAAATAAACAGAATAAATGTTACAAATGGTGGATCAGGATATATTGGTGCTCCAGCAATAAACATTTTAGGATCAACTACAGGCACAGTTGCTCAAGCCAATGCTGTGTTAGGGGACAGTTTTGTTAGATCAACTCACATTGGTGTAAAATTTGACAGAACAACTGGAGACCTTTTACTTGCTAACTTAACAAGAACTGAAACATTCTCAGGAAACGCAAGTCAATTAAAATTTAAATTGAAATGGCCAATGGATTTACGTACAACAACGGTCAAAGTAAAAGTAAACAATCAATTAAAATTAAGAAGTGAATATACTTTTAATAATGAGTTAGATGAAACAAAATCATACACAAGAAATAGTGGATATGTTTCATTCACTTTGCCTCCGGCAAACAATGCAAATATATCTGTGGAATATTTGATTGATCAAGATGTATTGCAAACACAAGATAGAGTAAATTTATATTACACACCAACTGCTGGAATGCCAGGCAAAGAACTTGCACAGGTAATTGAAGGTATAGACTATGGTGGTGTAGAAGTTCGTAGCATAGGATTTGAAAATAAATCAGGTTGGGACAACCAACCTTTTATGGATGGTGAATGGGACACTTATGATGAAAGTTATGAAGATGAAGTTTTCTATCTAGATCAAAGCACATTATCTTTAACACTTTCTAAAACACTTGAAGCAAATGTACAATACAATGTATACAGAAACGGTAAAAGAGTTGATGATCCTAATTTTGGAACAGCACAACAAACAAATGTCAATGCTGTTATGGAAACAATTATCGGCGATGGTTCTACTAAAACTGTAGACATAAGTGCTGTTGAAACAGGCAATGACACAATCATAATCAGAAAATCAACAAGCGATGGTTCATTCTTACCTGATCCGGAAGAAGTTGACACACTTTTACAAGGTGGTGATTTGGCATACTCTACAGCACAAGGTTTAAGTGCTGAAGATATAAATGTTGATGGAGACGGCTTTGTAACTCCAACATCATCTCATGGTCCAGAAGAATTTGTACCTGGACAAGTGTTAGATACATTAGACATACAAGTTTATGACAGAGGTTCAAACACAGGCAGTAAAATTAACAGTTACAATTACATAGGTGATGGTACAACAACAGAATTTGCCTACACTGATTATCCGCAAAGTGCTGACGCTGTATTTGTTTCAGTAAACAATATTTTATACAACAGTAATTTATTCACAGTTGATTATCAAAATAAAAAAATAATATTCAACAGTGCACCTACAAATGGCAATAAAATTAATTTTATTACTATGGGCAATAACGGTGAATCTGTTTTAGATGTAGACACATTTACTGGTGACGGTTCAACAGTTGATTTTGTATCAAGAGCAAAATACACAGCAGGCAAAATTTCAGTATTTGTTAGAGTAAATGGTCAAAGAACAACATACCAAGTTTTAGAAACAGACAGTTCTTTTGCTGTACCAAATAGAGTAGCAATAAGATTTAACACAGCGCCGGCAATAGACGCTGTAATTAGTATATGTGTATATGAAAGTGCAAGTCAATCCTTTAGTGAAGTTACTCAAAATGAATTTACTGGTGATGGAAGCACAGCAACATATCAACTATCTCCTACACCTTTTGCACAAAAACCTTTAACAACAAATGTAATTGTTAAGGTTGGAGACAATGTATTAAGAAGTGGTTGGTACAAACAATTTAAAGTTTCAGTATTAAGAGAATACGAAATTGAAAACTGGCAAATAGTTCCGGGCAGTATAGGAACATCAGATGTAAGAGCATTTTTAAATGATGTTGAAATGACAAGTTCACAATACAGATGGAATCCAGGAAATTCAAGTGTAACATTAGAATCAGGTGTAGGTGTTGTTGGCGATATTTTAGATGTGTTTATAGACAATGGACAATACAGTGTATCAGATGCTGGTGTATTAACTTTAACGACTGCACCAACGCAGAATACAAAAGTAACTGCTTACCAGTTTAGTAAACACGATATAGCAGATATAGAAAGAGAACAGGCAGATGTAATTGCAAGATTATCAATTACAGTAAACAGTGATGACTATTACCAATACAATCAATTAACAAATGGTGTAATTTATCTACGTAAGCCGGCAGTTGATGCTCAATATGTTTGGGTTTCATTGAATGGCGAATGGTTGGCACCTAGTGTAGACTACACTGTATCAAATGATCAAATGAGAGTATTAATTTCAAGAACTGTAAGTCAAAATGATCAAATAGATGTCATGCATTTCTCTGCTCCAAGTTTCATTGGAAAATTTGCATACAGACAGTTCAAAGACATGATGAATAGAACGCACTTTAAACGCATAGGAAATGATAGACAATACTTCCTTGCAAATACATTGTACTGGTATGATAAAGAAATTGTTTTAAAAGACGCAACAGGAATCACAGAGCCAAATATTAATGCTAGTTTACCTGGCATTATATTCATAGACGGTGAAAGAATTGAGTATTGGATTAAAGCAGGTAACAAATTACAACAATTAAGAAGAGGTACATTTGGTACAGGAGTACCAACTCAACACTTTGCTGACACTGAAGTTCATGATCAAAGTGGATTCCAGACAGTTCCTTACAAAGATGAGTTTGTATCAGAAGTGTACACAGGCGCAGATGTGTCAAATAATCAATTAACTATCTCGTTCACTCCAACAAATGTGAATCAATTTGAATTATTTGTTGGCGGTAAGAGACTGCGTAAAAACAGTATTTCACAGTATAATCCAGCAAACGGACAGGACAGTCCTGAAGCAGATGACACTGTGTCAGCAGAATTCACAGTAGATGGTGTAAATCCTGTGATTACGTTTAACAATACACCAGCCACAAATGCCAAAATTGTGGTCATACGTAAACAAGGTAAAATTTGGCAAGAAGGCACAGATCCACTGAGTCAGACAGATAATGACATCGCAAGATTCATACGTCAAAAAGAAGTGGCTCCGCCGCAATAAATACAATAGAAATTGGAGCATAAATGAGTAAATTTAATGAAAACAACGGAGTTTTAATACAAGGTCATATTAAGATACATGACCCTGAATCAGGCGCTGTTTTCGTCAATAAACGCAATGCAATTCATTATGAGAACATGAGTGTTGCTTTAGCGGAGAGTGTTGCTAATCAAGGTCAAGGTTTTATTAATTCAATGGCGTTTGGTAACGGCGGAACAAGTGTTGATCCAACAGGAATTATTACATATTTGACTCCTAACAGTACTGGCACAAATGCAAGTCTGTATAATCAAACATACACCAAAGTTGTTGATGATAGAAGTGTTACAAACTTAGATCCTCAAAGAAACAAAATAGAAACTAGACACGTAAACGGAACAAATTACACAGATGTTCTTGTAACTTGTCTTTTAGATTACGGTGAGCCAAACGGACAAGATGCAGTTGATCAAGCATCGCAGGCAAATAGTTTATATGTGTTTGATGAACTAGGACTAGTAAGTTATTCGCCAAGTGGCACAGGCAAACTTTTAACACACGTAGTATTTCATCCTGTACAAAAAAGTTTAAACAGATTAGTGCAAATAGATTACACTGTTAGAGTACAAAGTTTGACAGGTTTTAACGAGGGGTAATAGATGTCATATACCATAAGTTTTTCTGATGCAGTAAACAAAGGTACTATCACTGTCGAAGACAACACAGTGAACAGTCAAACTAGTTTACAGTTTCCTGGAAAAAACACAACATCATATGGTACAATTATAGCAGAGAATTTTCTACACGTATTAGAAAATTTTGCTAACAGTACGGCTCCATTAAGACCAATACAAGGTCAAACTTGGTTTGATACAACAGCAGGCGTAAACCAATTAAAAATTTACGATGGTACAACATGGGTAGCATCAGGCGGACTTAAAAAAGCAATCAATCAACCAAGTGCTTCAGAAAGTATTACAGGTGATTTATGGGTTGATACAGATCAGCAACAATTATATCTATTCACAGGATCAGGCTGGATTCTAGTAGGTCCACAATACAGTTCAGGATTAGTTACAGGTGCAACACCTACAACAATCAAAGGAACTGATGATTTAGATTACACAATTATAAAATTAGAAGTTGCGGCTCAAACAGCGGCAATAATTGCAACAGATACATTCACTCCAAAAATTACAATACCTGGTTTTTCACAACTGCGTCCAGGAATTAATTTAAGTATAGCAAATATAAAAGGTGACGGAGTTGGTAAATTTTATGGCACAGCCGAAAAAGCAGATGCTCTTGTTGTTAGCGGCTCAACAGTAGCGGCAGGAAACTTTTTAAGAGCAGATACAACTTCATTAACAGATTTTCCAATTAAAGTAAAAACAGATGATGGTATAGAAGTAGGTGCCGCAGGATCATTTAAAATGTTTGTTGAACAACAAGCAGGTATAATTCAATTAGGCACACTAGATGAAGAAATAGATTTCAGATTAAACAATCAAGGTACAACAACCACTGTAATGAGATTAAGTTCTGCAGGACAAGTTGGTGTAATGAAAACAAATCCAACTGCTGTGTTAGACGTAGCAGGCACTTTATCAGCAGACGGTATTGTTACAGCAAATGATACAACTGATGCAACTAATATTGGTTCAGGATCACTTGTAGTAAAAGGTGGTTTAGGTGTTGCTAAAAAATTATTTGTTGGAAATGATACAAGTATTGCAGGTAATTTAACTGCAAACAACATATCACCTTCTACAAACAATATACATAACCTAGGTTCTACAAATAATCAATACGGCAATGTTTATGCAAACACTTTTGTAGGAAATTTGACAGGAAACGTAAGTGGAACAGTATCAGGTACAGCAGGATCATCTAACAAATTAACTCAAGCAACAACATTTAATTTGACTGGTGATGTCACAGCAACAAGTTTTACATTTGATGGACAAACAGGTGGAACATCAAAAACTTTTAATACAAGTATAAGCAATTCATTTATTGGTAATCAAACATTAACAACAACAAGTCAAGTAAGTGATGAATTAATAATTAATAGAACACAAGGTACAGCAGGAATTTTCAAAACAACTGTTGGTAACATTGTTAGTACTATTCCAACACCACCAGTAGGTTCAATAACATTATTTGCTGGTGCTACTTCTCCTGCTAATTGGTTAATGTGCGATGGTGCTGAAATTAGTAGAGCAGTATACAGCACTCTTTATGGTATAATAGGCACACAATACGGAACTCCAACAAGTTCTGCGGTGTTTAAATTACCTGACTTACGTGGAAGATTCCCATTAGGTAAAGACAATATGTCTAACCCAGGTTTAGGACAAGGTTCAGCGGATAGAGTTACAGCGGTAGCGGCAGATAATTTAGGTCAAGGTGCAGGTGATGAGAAGAAAACAATCACAAAAGAAAACCTACCAGATCACGAACACAATATGAGAGCAAACAATGGTGATCAATTCTTTGGTTCAAGAATGATAGCAGGTGCATCAACAGATAATGAAGTAACAACTAGAGATGGACCTGATTTAACAAATACACTAGGTGCTCAACAATTACCTAATTCAGGTGGAATCAGCGGCACAATAGGACAACAAATGGATGTAATGAATCCTTACATGACATTAAACTATATAATTTATACTGGAGGCATTTAATGAGTTATAAACTAAACAAAACAGATGGTAGTTTACTTGTTGATCTAGTTGATGGTCAATTAGATACTACTTCCAGTGACTTAACACTTATAGGAAGAAACTATTCAGGTTTTGGTGAAGTTTTAAATGAAAACTTTATACAACTTTTAGAAAACTTTTCAAACGCAACAGCACCTATTAATCCGTTAAGAGGTCAATTATGGTTTGATACAACTGAAAATAGATTAAAAGTATACAACGGATCGGCTTTTGTTGCTTCAGGCGGTACAACAGTTTCTAACACACAACCAAACATGGTTGCAGGTGATATTTGGATCAACAACGAAACAAGTCAACTGTATTTCTTTGATGGTACAAATTTAAAATTAGTTGGTCCAGTATATTCTAACGCACAAGGAACTTCAGGTTTTGAAGTTGTAAGTTTATTAGATACACAAAACGTTACACAACACGTTATTAAAATGTTTGTTGCAGGCAGTTTAGTAGGCGTTCATGCAAATGCAGTATTCACTCCAGTGGCAACAGGTAGAATTACAGAACTTGTATCAAGTTCTAATCCAAATGGTGAAATCAAAAAAGGTTTTAACACTGTAGGCACAGATTACAAATACATTGGAACAGCAACAGTTGCCGAAGCACTTGTTGATGGTAATGGAACAATTAGAAATGCTGACAGTTATCTTGTGTCCGATGGCGATGACACAACTGTAGGTGCATTAACAATACAAAACAATGCAGGTTTAACAGTAGGTCTTAATAATAACACAAAATTACAATTTACAAACAATGCATTCACTATTGCCAATCAATTAACAGGACAAGATGTAGAAATTAAAGTAAGAAATCCAGCAGAATTGTCTGCATTGAAAGTAGATGCAACAAACAGTAGAGTTGGAATTTACAAAGTATCACCTACAAAAACTTTAGACGTAGGTGGAGATGTCAATATTGATGGTAATCTTGTTGTTGCAGGTACAACAACATCCATAGATGTACAAGATTTAAGAGTAGAAGACAAAAATATTGAACTTGCAATAGACAGCAACGGTAATGTAGGTAATGATGCCGCAGTAGATGGTGGTGGTATTATATTAAAATCAAGTCAAGGTGACAAATCATTTGTATGGCAAGATGGTACAGACAGTTGGACAAGTTCTGAATTTATAGATTTAGCGGCAACTAAAGGAATAAAAATTAACACAAACACAGTTTTAACAGAAACGGCATTAGGTGCCAGTGTAACTACTGCACCTGGTTTAACAATACTTGGAACTTTAACACAATTAGTTGTAGATGATGTAACAGTTGATGGTTCAAGTGTGTTTACTTCGGCAAACAGTTTACAATTAGGCAGTAATGGTCCAATCACAGTATTGAACAGTAACAGAATAACAGGTGTAGGTTCACCAGTAAATGATTCAGATGTTGCAACAAAAGGTTACACAGATGGATCAACTGTAATAGGTTTAGATATGAACGTGACTGGATTGAATATGGCTTCGCCTTACAATGATGTAAGAGACGAATTAGAAAAATTATTCCCAGCAGGCGGTTACACATTGGCAAGTCCTAATAGACCAACAAATGCTAATTTTTCTAACAGTGTAATACCAGCAAGAGGACAAGGTGCATTGGCAAGAGTAAGAGCAGTGAATTATGGTTCAGGTGGTGGTTTCAGTATTCCAAGCATACCTTTTGCAGGTTTGAAAAACTTTACACCAGTTGACCAAACAATTACAACTCAACAAAGAACAATACAAACTGTTACAACGTACAGTCAAGATAACAGTTTAGGTACAACAACAAAAATTACTTGTTCTGCATCACATTACTACGAAGCAGGTCAAGCCGTTGTATTAACAGGCACAACTTTCAGTGGTGGTATTGGAACAATAGACGGAAACTACACGGTACAGTCGGCTGAATTTTCAGCAGAATCACCTAACTTTGTGTCATTAACAATAAACTATGACTCACAAGCGTCAGGATTAAATGGTGCCAACTATAATGCGGCAAGTGGTACTATTGAAAGAACACCTGTGGTAGGAAACGCAAACAAACAGGTAGTAGAAGACTTCTCAGACCCAACAGGAGTAACTGGACAGGTTACTTTTGCTCCAACAACAACGATTTTACAGTTTGGAGTGAACAATGGAGTGTGGGAGTTTGACAGAACAATACCGTAAAGACGATAAATATTACGAAACAAGGGTACTATGGCATATATTGTAAACAAATTTGATGGAACTTTAATAGCAACTGTGCAAGATGGCACAGTGGATCAAACAACTAATCTAAGATTCATAGGTAAAAACTATGCTGGATATGGTGAAATACAGAACGAAAACTTCTTACACCTATTAGAAAACTTTGCAAGTGGTAGTCAACCAAGCAAACCACTCAGTGGTCAGATATGGTTTGACACATCAAACAGCAAATTGAAGTTCTATGATGGTACAAAATTCAGAACAACTGGTGGGGCAGAAGTAAGCACATCCGCTCCAGGTGGTTTAACAACTGGTGACTTTTGGTGGGATTCAGCAAACAGTCAATTATATGCTTGGGACGGTACAAGTTTTGTGCTTGTTGGTCCTCAAGGTACAGGTTCTTCAGTAACACAGTTTACAACAAGACAAATAAAAGATTCATTAAATGCAAATCAATTAATTATTGAAGGTAAAGTAAACAACACAACTGTTGTTCTTTTCAGCGGAACTGAATTTACAATTGGTACAGCAGATCCAAACAACACAATCACAGGATTTGATGTTGTTAAAAAAGGTTTAACACTTGTAAACACTCAGGCGGCAACAAGTGGTATCACAACAACTGACCACAGATATTGGGGAACATCATCTAACTCAGATAGATTAGGTGGCTTTCTTGCTTCTGATTACATTAGATCAGGTTCAAGTGCTTTTGCAAGTATTGTAAGATTCGGTGATGCAGGATTCACAGTTGGTGATTCAAATGATTTAAAAGTTTCAATTGAAAATGGCAATGAAGGTGCTATTGCAAATGAAATAGGAACTAAAATTTCTTTAAAAGTAAATTCAAATAACGTTGTTACAAACATTGCAGAAGTAAATGCAGATGGAATAATGCCAGGCACAGGTAATAAAAATATTGGTGCTTCAAATGATCAATGGTATGAAGTTCATGCAAATTACTTTAAAGGATTGGCGGACAATGCATCAGGTATATACTTCGGTAACCAAACTTATTTAGGTGCAACAACAGCCGTTAACAACACAGTGGCATTAAGAGATGGTACAGGTAAAATTACAGCAAATATTTTTGACGGTGTGGCAACATCAGCCAACTATGCTGACTTGGCAGAGATATATTCTACAGACAAAGAATATGAAGTGGGTACAGTAATGGCAATTGGTGGTGATGCAGAAACAACTGAATATGATAAAACAAAAAGTGCTTTTGGTGTAATATCCGAAAAACCAGGATTTTTGATGAACAAAGATGCTGAAGGTCAAGCGATTGCGTTTGTTGGTCGTGTACCAGTAAAAGTAAATGGTGCTGTACAAAAAGGCGACAAAGTTTTTGCTGATGATGGTGGTGTTGCAACTACTACCAAAAAAGGAGAATTAATTGGTTTTGCACTGGCAACTGATACAAATGAATCCACAAAACTTGTTGAGGTAGCACTAAGACTAATAAATAATTCGTAGGAATAGAATTCAATGGCTTTAATAACAGCAAATAGATTTAACACATTAAGACAATCAGTAGACAATGTACTAGGAAATGGTGCAGGTGACACAGGTTACGGACAAACATTAACAAGTGCAGGGATAAATGTTGGCGATATAATTAATGCAAGTCACATTAATGCTGTTTATGAAGATTTAAGAAAATGTTACAAACACCAAAACGGTGGTGATCCAGCAACAAGTTTAATCCAAGCAGTAACACAAGGCGATCTTGTAAAAGATACTGATGGTGTAAATTATACTGGTTGGGATCAATATGAAGCACTTGCTTCTACTATATCAACAAACAGATTGACTGTGGCAGGTACGCAACAAACCATTGCAACTGCAATGACAAGAAGCAGAGGCAGTTGGAATGGAACTATCGTACAAGTTTCTGACGTTTCTTTTGCTAGTGATGATGCACGAAGACACTTTTTCAACCAAGGTGGATTCATCAGAATTTTAGCAAGTACGTCAGACGGAAGTTCACTAGGTAACAGTTGGCAAAATATGTTCAACAACAATGCCGGCAATGTTGACCTTAAAGCACATAGCACAACAAGATCAGGCGGTGGTGGTTCAGTATCTGGAGCATTAGGAAATTATGAACTATCAGGAGCATACCAGTACATATATCAAAACTTTGATGCTGGTGGAGGTGCTTACAGTGCCAATGATTATTACATTGAGGCGTATGCGGCAAGTGGTAGTTTAATCAAAATCAGACAAACATGGAGAGACGAAAAAGGTGGCAATCCAGATGAAAACATCTCCAATTTAACAGCGACTATTCAATGTGCAACAGCAATAACAGATGTAATTGGTACTGCACCGGGTGTTTCAAGCGGTTCTGGTACTACTTTATAATTCATTTCATTGACTAAAATCCCAATTTACGTTATAATGACACTACAAAATTATGAATCAATCGTTCGAAAAATCTTTGGCTTACGCCAATCGTATGAAAGTGTTCAACAATCAACTTAGATTGTTAAAAGAAAAGTATCTAGAAAAGAATACTTACTACACTAAAGGACATCAATTTACAATAGATTTACATCTTCTTAATCATTGTATAGCACTGAAAAATTTGAACAAACAAAACACAGTTTTGCTAGATGATTATCAAATTCCCATACAAATAGAAAACATAGATACTTTTTATCATGACATAATGGACGTTTACCAACGCAATCTTAATTCTTATCTAGTTGAATACAACAAGTTGGTAAAGGAAAAAGGTGAAATTTAAAAATGTCAAAAGGAATTGTATTATTTGCCCATAATAATGATACCATTAATTATGTGGCACAGGCAGTATTTTGCTGTAAGAAAATTAAAGAACATCTAAAACTCCCAGTAACTTTAATTACATCTGAAAATGTTAAAGAAGATATATTTGACAACATTATTAAAATAAAAAATCCAAATACAAAACAAACTAGAAATATGTATGACGGAGAAATCCGTAAAAACGTTTTGTGGAGCAATCAATCTAGATCAACGGTGTTTGATTTGACTCCATACGAAGAAACCATAGTGATGGACACAGATTATATTGTGGAAAACGACACACTGCTTAAAGCATTTCAAACGAAGGAAGACTTTTTAATAAACTATGATGCACAACACATAGATTTTGAATCAACAATGACCAGTGAAATGAAATATATTAGTGATACTGGTATAAAGATGTGTTGGGCCACAGTATTTTATTTTAAAAAAGTTGGACGTGTAAAAAATTTGTTTACTTTAATAGATCACGTCAAACAACACTGGAGTTTTTATAGGTTTCGGTATCAATTAAAAGAACTAACATATAGAAATGATTTTGCTTTTAGTATCGCGATACATATGATGAACGGATTTACACACAGTGATTGGCCCAATAAATTGCCATGTAAATTGTTTTACATCACAGATAGAGATAAAATTATTTCATACAAAGACAGTACTTGGAGTTTTGAACTACAAGGTGGATTAAAATGTTCTATCAAAGACTTAAACATTCATGTAATGAATAAAATAGGATTAGAAAAAATAATAAATGACTAGAGGTTTTTTAATTTTTGTACAAGACAACGGAGATGTTGATTATCTTAAACTGGCGACTGCGTGTGCTATGAGCATTAAAAAATTTATGCCCAAAGAACAGGTATGCCTAGTTACAGATATATTTGTGCCTGACAACTTTAAACAATATTTTGACATAGTAAAAGATATACCAGGAGATGATTTGGCTAAAAATTCAAAATGGAAAGTACAAAACAGATGTAAAATATATGATGCTACTCCATTTGATGAAACTATTGTTTTAGATGCAGATATGTTAGTATTAGAAGATATTACACATTGGTGGAAAGCATTATCTAATTATGAATTATATTACACTGATAAAGTAAAAACTTTCAGAAATGAATTAGTTACAGACACGTTTTATAGAAAAGTATTTGAGGCAAACAATTTGCCTAATGTGTATTGTGGTATGTACTATTTCAAACGCACAGATAACAATCATAAGTTTTTTGAATTACTGAAAGACGTAGTAAAAAATTACAGTTGGTACAGCGAAAAGTACACTTCTAAAAATACGCAAAGTTGGGTTAGTATGGATGTCAGCACTGCTATTGCAATTAAAATACAAAATATTGCTCATCAGGTTTTTTCTAAAAAGAACTTTTTAACTTTTACACATATGAAACCTAACATACAAAAGTGGTTAGCACAAAAGGATAGTTGGTTAGAAGTAATTGATTACAATTTTAACAATTCAAATGAACTAATGGTAGGCAACTTTTTACAAAAAGGTATATTTCACTATGTAGAGAAAAGTTTTGTTACAGACAAAATGATGGAGCAGTTACAATGAGACCACCTTTAAAATTCGGAAATTATAAACCTGAAATGAAATACTATTTTAAATTTGATCCAGATAGTGGAGAAGTGTTAGAGTTTAGTATAGAAAAGAAAGGTAATTGTGTAGAGATATCAAAAGAACTTGCAGACAAGTTGTATGCAGGACAAACAAATTATATTTTTTATAAAGTGATATTAGACAAAGATGGATACAAAGCAGTGCCTAAGAATGCTGTTGAAAGCAAGACACATACAGAAATACAGCAGAAAGATATAGCAAACACAAATTTATATGAAATTAAATCAAACACAAATGATTCTTGTATTAGATTTATTTTAAACATGACTAAAAAAGAATGGAATATATCAATAGACAGCAAGTTAAAAGCATCGTTGCAGAACAGCGTAGACGCTGATAACGAGTATGAGTTTTTTGCAACTGATGATGATAACACGTCAATACCAGCATACAGTTTTAAAATTAAATTACAAAATTTATTTGATAATAATATTGTAATACCACACACAGTTGATTATGTTCCAAAAATATTTTGTCGGAAAGTTTTTAATTATGCGTATGAGGTTGCACAATGATACTAAAAATTTCAGATATAGATTTTGTGTTTTTAAGTTTTGACGAGCCAAATGCTGATAAAAACTTTGCTGATTTGAAAAAGAAAGTGCCATGGGCAAAACGTGTACACGGAGTGGCAGGATTTGATTCTGCACACAAAAAAGCAGGTGAGATATCTGAGTCACAAAGATTTATTACAGTAGATGCAGACACACAGATTGATGAGGAGTTTTTGTCAATGCTTGTAGACTTTAATAGTTTAGGCATAGATGACACATACACATTAAGTTGGTGTGGTAAAATTGATCTTAATGGATTACAATATGGCAATGGTAGTTTAAAATGCTGGACAAAAGAATTTGTTAAAGAAATGAAAACTCATGAAAACCACGATGGCAAAAACAAAAATGTGATTGAGTTTTGTCATAATCCTAAATATTTCCAATTTAATGAAAATTTTTCAACAAGTTTTATAAATGGTTCGGCTTATCAGGCATGGAGAGCAGGTTTTAGAGAAGGTGTCAAAATGTCTTTAGATAAAAATAACAAACTACAAGATTTAAAAGATGGCTGGTGGCAAAATTATCAAAGACTGCTTGTTTGGATGTCAATTGGTGCAGATGTAGAATACGGCATTCACGCAATACATGGAGCAAGATTAGGATGTTATCTAACAAGTTGTACAGATTGGGACTTTACAAAAGCAAACAATTATAGATTCTTTCAACAGTATTGGAAATTTGAAATGCATGACAACAACAGGACTCCTGACTTTTATAAAGAAAGTGTAGAATTAGGACAAAAAATATTGCAACAGCATGACATAGAATTAAGTGCCGAGCCTTTTAATTCAGCACAAAGCAAAACTTTTAAAGAAGTGTATTTGAATACGCCAAGAATATGGAAAAGGAGATTCAGAAATGTTTGATATATTTTTTATATCATATCAAGAACCTAATGCAGATGTGAATTTTGCAATACTTCAAGATAGATTTCCTATTGCTCAACGGGTGCATGGTGTTAAGGGAATACATCAAGCACACAAAGAAGCCGCCAAAAAAGCATTAACAAAAATGTTTTATGTTGTGGATGGTGACGCTTTAGTAGAAGATAATTTTAATTTTGATTATGAAGTACCGCAAAAAGATATGAATGCTGTCCATGTTTGGAGAAGTAAAAATCCTGTAAATGAATTAGTATATGGTTATGGCGGAGTAAAATTATTGCCAACAAAACTTACATTAGACATGGATTGTGCTTCAACAGATATGACAACTAGTATTAGTAAGAGATTCAGACCTATGGAGCAGATATCAAACACATCTCGTTTTAACAGCACACCATTTAACACTTGGAAAAGTGCATTTAGAGAGTGTGTAAAACTATCAAGTAAAGTAATAGATAGGCAAGATAATAAAGAAACTGAAGCAAGATTAGATGTGTGGTGCAACAATTCGAATGACAATATTGCTATTGCAGGTGCAAAAGCAGGAAGACAATATGGTGAAGCAAACAAAAATAACAAAGAAGCATTAGCGAAAATTAATGACTTCGATTGGTTAAAGGAACAATACAATGACAATCCCATTTAATAAGATTGTAAAATTTGGACAAAGCACCATGCTTGAAAAAGATTTATTCAACGTAAGTTGGATATTAAGTAGATTTTGCAATTATAATTGTTCGTACTGTTGGCCCTATGCACACAGTAAAAAAATTGATCATAGACCATTAGATGAATACAAAAATACTATGGATGAAATAAAAAGACAAGCACGAGCAAATGGATTTAACAGTTTTCATTTCAGTTTTTCAGGCGGAGAACCTACAGCATACAAAAGATTTTTGTCTTTAATAGATCATTATTCAAACGATACTGAAACAAATTATCAAAGTTTACATATGACAACAAATTGTTCACCAGGCATAAAGTGGTGGAACGTATGGTTGAAAGCAACAGCAAAATTAATACGTAGAAGTATTACAGCAAGTTATCATCATGAATTTGCACCAGAAGATGCATTTGGTGACAAATTATTAATGTTACAAGATGCAGGTGTGTATTCAACAATTAATCAAGTAATGGTTCCGGAGTTGTTTGATGAGTTGTATGAAAGATGTGAACGTTTTCATAAACGTGGTTTAAA